CTTCCCTATCTTTTGCGGTTTGTTTCTTTGGTCTGCCTCTGCCTTTCCCTTGTTTAGCAACAACTTTAACTTCTCCATCTTTACCTAAATAAGCACCAATAGCACCACCTTTTTTATAGGAAGCACTACAATCTGGGTGTTTCATAGCATCTTTATAACTTAATCCCTTCTTGGAAGCAAAATCTTTAATGTGTTCCGTCCAGTGCGTCATCTTATATATTTACTAAACATAATAAATTAATTAAATTATATTAAAGTCATTTGGTAATTTCATATTCCAACATATCCATAATGTATAGAATAAACATTTACCTCCAGTTCCATCACTCTTTACAAAGTCATATTTTTCTTTTGGTATAACAACTTGAAAATTACCATACTCATCAACTAATTTTTTAAAATATTTTGTTTGTATTGTTGTAGATGGAAACAACAGCATAAAAGGTTTTTTATTCTCAATCAATCGTAGCATTATTTTATATTTTAGTTTTACTATACTACTAATTTTATATGGTGGATTATCTATTACGACTACATCATCATACATCGTTTCCCAGAAGTCCTCTTGTTTGTGAATTATATTTAATCCTTTACTTGCTAAATATTCTCCACTAAATCCATCATTATAAAAAGGACACCATATTTTTTTATCTTTTGGAATTAGTTTATTTTCCAGCAGTATATCCCATATCTTTTTTGGTGTATTCCAATCATTATTACTGCTTCGTTGTCTTGCTCTAACCCAGTTTTCCATTCTTATATATTACCAAAGTAATTTATCTGCGTAATAACTCGCTGTTCCTAATTTTTCTCTGTGTTTATTGTGTCTTATCTTATATAATCGTCTGCGTTCATCAGCATATTCTTTACCTTTTTCTTTCATATATGTAGGATAATCACTATAACCTCTTGCTCCAACACTCATAATATATTGATTATTCCAATCTAATACATCAATCTTCTTACCTTTTTTAGTGCTGGGTCTAACTTTTACACCTAACTTGTTTGCTTGTTTTTTAGTATAAGGTGTAATATTATATGGAGTTCCTAAACCTATCATTTTCATAGGATTAAGGCGTTCCAATACATTTACAGAATGTTCTATTAAAGGATTACTAAACCAATTAGATTTAATTTTTTCTGTTTCTTTTCCTTTCTGTAATGGTCTTAATACACTTACAGGGTCGCTTTCTGTTCTTATATCAGTTTGATTTTCTGGGACTACATCTCCTTTTATTAAATCAATAGGTAGAGTAGGTTTATTAAGTGTAATTACTTCGCTTGTATCTCGTCCCAGTTTTTCCGCCCAGCGTCCGCCTTGTGAATGTCCCAGAGTGATTACATTTTTATTACCATATTTCCTTTCTGCTTCTCTTTGTATTTTTCTTGCGTGTTTAAATCTATCACCTCTATAACCAAAGTTCATAGCAATATTCGTTCCCCAATCTTGTATGCTGTCTGTTCCTCTATGAACTATAATTGCTTTTCCAGTTTTATCATTATGATATACCTGAACTCGTTGCCCTGATAAACCACTATCAACTTTATAATCACCATAATCGCTGGGTTTCTTTTCATAGGATTTTTCCAATAATTTATTTATATCAGCAGTAGGTAGTCCTAATCCTTTCAACTTTTTAAAAGGGTCTAAATTACTCTTACCTTTAATGCTTTGTTTCTTGATAATTTGTTCTACTAAATTAACAGGGTCTATCTCTTTTGGTGTTAAAGGTGTATCTTTTGTAATCTTTTTTGTTGGTCTATAAACAGGATAATCTTTTCCACCTATATCTTTCCATTCTTCTTTAAACCATCTATCCAGTCCTTTTTTATCTGGTTTTTTACCAGAGTATTTACCACCTAACTCTTTATAAGTTTTAACAATATAACCTGACTTATAAGCACTCGGTTTATCATATATTTTATCTGCTAAACTCTTTACTTTTTCATAAAGGTCTTTGTCTGTTGGTGTCGGCATTATATATACTAATATGATATTATATTATTATATACTTATACGGAAATAGTCCCATAAAAAATTAGCAACTAAATATTTGAAAATCCAGACTACATTACCCATTTATAATACTTCTACATTTTCTTTTGGTTCTACTAACCCAGTTGTTTCTGTTATTTCCTCCATTTCGTTAGTTATATTCTGTGATATTACTTTTAAATCATCTTGACTATATGATGGTCTTGGAGCAGTATATAGAGAACCTAATTGTATTTCTTCTGTATCGCTTCCTTTCGGTGTTTCATCAATCATTTCAGTAGGAATAGTGGTAAGAGTATCTACAACCAATTTTCTTTTTAATAAATTAGATGCTTCTGTTAGTTTGATATAATGACTATATTTTTTATTTAAATAATCTTTTCCATCTTCTCCTCTATTTTCTCTGCGTAATGATAAGGTCTTAAATAGGTCTATAGATAAAGTGTAGAAGTCTTTTGACTGCTTTAGTTCTAATTCCATATTTCCTTGTATGCCTAAATAGAGTTCATAAGCACTAATAATTCCCATAAACATACCTATTAGACAGGTAATACCAGATATGATTTGTTGTTCCATTAATGGTTGTAATCCAACACTCGCAGTAGAGTTTATAGATGCTAAAATAATAAGTGGTAATCTAAACCATTTACCATACGCTTTAAAGTGGTAATATCTTTTTCTGTGATACTCACTTAAATTAACGCAATTTATTCTCAACTTTTCTAAAATATCTTCTACTTCTCCAGTCCATTCTCCCATCTTATATACATATCGTTAGATTATTATAACATATCTATTATTGTTATTTGAACCTTATTAGCATTCACTCTGGCGTTTGCTGGGTCTTGTGTATCTATTGTGCTTCCTGCTGGTATATTCAGTTTAAGAGATAATACTATACCGCTTTCAATCAACCTATCCGCATATATCCAACTTGATTTCGGTATTTGTATATTTTCACTCGTAAAACTACCACCTGCTCCTACCTGTGCTATATAAATAGGTGGAACGAATGACTGGTCTATTAAACCTGTTAATGTATAAACTAACTCTACTGAAGAAGCACCATTACATACCCAACCACCATTAGCGGAAGCATTATTAATACCTAAACCGCATAAATAGGAATAGAATGGAAAGCAATTTACCTGATTATTATTTAATCCTGCTGGTTCTCCATATTTACCTGTTATAGAGTTATTATCTGCTAATAATATTGTTTGTCCGTCGCTACTGGTGTCCCAACCTAATCCTGCTGTAAAAGGAGCATATATAGCAACATCATCAACATTTAAATTGAATACAACAATAGGATTTAATGATTGTGGAATATTAGGAACAGAATTACTATTACCTTGCGTTTGTAATATTTGGTTTTCACCACTATTTATATCTAATAATGAAAGTTCCTCATTTCCAGAAGCAACAACAGGATTAAGATGTAATTGTAAAGTTCCACCAGCAGAAAAGGTTAATTTAGAACCAGTATCTATTGATTGTGTTGCTCCATTTTTAGTTGTTAATATTTGTGATGCTTGTTCGTAATCAAAATAAGTAGTAGTTCCAGCATAACTTTCTATTGTTAAATTAGTAGAAGGAGCGAGGCGTATATCAGTTCCATTTACAGCGAACTCACCTGCTAATCCGTATCCGTGCGTAAATGTTCCTCTACTTTCAATTCTACCTGTGGTTGATTGTGTGCCTAAAACAGAAGCATTATAAACCGAAAAACCACCAGCATCTAAATTAACAACCATAGGATTTTGAACTCCACCACCACCAGCAGTAGTATCAACATAATCTTTTGTCGCTAAATCCTGTGCGTTAGAAGGGTTAGAAAAATTAATACCTTTAAAACCCCCACCATCTAAATCACTTGTTAATGGATTACTTATTCCACCTGCTACTGCTGTATCAACATAATCTTTTGTTGCTCCGTCCTGTGCGTCAGTAGGATTTGCTAAACTAACAATTTTATTTGAACTCATAGATACAACATTATTCATAACGATATTATTTGCTGGTGTTGTTTCACTAATAGCATTAGTAAAAATAGTTGAAGCATTTTGTAGTTGATTAGCACCGAGATTTATAGAAGCAGTTGAACTAATTTCTGTTCCAGCATTAACACCTATAGTATCAGTAGCAATTGAATTAACTTGCTTAAGATTATTACCAGACAATAATAAATCATTTTGAATAGTAATGTTTGCTAATGCCGTTTTTTCTCTAATAGCATCAGTCGCTAAACCACCAGTAGTAGTATCTTCTGCTAATAAAGTATTTGCTTTAAATGTTCCAGTAGTTTCTGCTTGATTTGGTTGTAAAGTAGATATAGCATATATAGTAGTAGGAACAGAAGTAGTAGTGTATGATGGTCTTGGTATAAATTGTTGTCCTGCTGTTAAATCACCTTGTCCTAATTGATAAATAGTTAAATCACTAATACTGGAAGTTATACCGCATTCAAAAGTTATAATATTTTTAGTAGGGTCTGTAGGTTTCTCACCATAGGTAATATTAACAATAGGTATATTATCACTTTCGCATACATTATTAATAATTCTAATTGTTCCTCTATCCGCCATACCCATTATCTCAACTAAACATTCTTGCCTAAAACCATTTTCTAATGCTCTCATTAAAAACATAATATTACCTTCTGCTCCAATTTTTACTACATCAGCAATAATATAAGTAGAACCAGCAGTTATAGTTCCTATTTGTGAATATTCCTGTGGAATAGTGCCGTTGAAACGAGTAGAAACAACTAATTTATCTGTTGTTATTTCATCTACATTTGTAATATCAAAAGCACCACCATCTAAATTAGAACTCATAGGATTACTAACGAAACCTGCTCCACCAGAGGCGGTAGTTTGTTGTGTTCCATCTGGAAACTCAATATATCCTGCTCCACCAGCAGACATTCTAATATTCTCTACATTAACAATTTCTCTATTTGCTGGAACAGCATTAGAAAAAAGTATATCATTTTCACTCGTTAATCCAGCACTAAATATTTCTGGTGCGGATTGAGATATGGGATACTTTAAATAATTAGCATCTAAATAATCAACATTAATCTCTTTACCATTATTTATAGTCCAATATATAGGATTAAATATTGGGACATTTTCAGTTGGAGGTGCTGTTTCCGCCATATTTATATATTATAAACATATTTAATATTTATAATGTATATTTATTGTTTAAGGCAGACTATCATTTAAATAACTACCAGTTCCATCATCACCTAACTCTATTACTACATTTCCTCCGTTTCTACTCCTAAATAAGTATTCTAATGTAAAAGTAGCAGTAAAACCTGTAGATGAAGATGGACTATTTACCATCAGTTGCGTTTCAGTATTCGCACCATATATGCTAAAATGGGATAGGTCGCCGTCCTGAACTATAGGTCTATACCATACAGCATTATTTACACCGCTATATGATGTTCCTGAATTGTTAGTATAATTCATTTGCGGACGAGCAGTCCCTAAACCACTCCAATTACCAGAAGGCATATAATAAGGTTTAACCTGTAAAAAACCGCTGGTAAAACCATATGAAGATTGGTCTGTTCCATAGGTATAAGTAGAAGTAATCCTAAATAAAGCGTAATCCTGTATTCCCCAAGTTCCACCACTACATCTAATTTTCATTCCTCCTATGTATCCACCAGCACCAGTAGTTCCATACTGACTTACAGATTGGTTCATAAAAAGTGGTGTAAAATGTTCGCTATGAGGTGTTCCAGATGATATAGCACTAATTTCTCCATTAGCACCTATGGTAATATCAGCATTCGTAAAAGCACCTGTAGAAGATGAACCTGTAAAAGCAGAGTTCTGGGTTGTTCCATTATTATATTCTACATTAGTATTTACTTTAATACCTGCTGGGAATGTTTCTCTTAATTCACTTTGAGCGATTGGATAGTTTAGGTATGAGTTGTCTAAATTACTTTGAGTTAGACCAGCAATACCATATTCAAAATCTCTGGGATTAAATACAGGGACATCTTCTTTTGGCGGTTTGTATTCACTCATATTTATATATTATTGTTATATTTTAAATAAAATCTTTATACAATATATAATAATGGCGGATAAAAAAGAAGACCCTAAAAAGAAACCTGTAATTATTAATTGGTATGAGAAAATACCTAAAAAGTTTCTTCCTAAACAGCATAATCCCTACTATGATATACACCATATAAAACTTCCGTTTCGTATGCTAATCACAGGCAGTTCTGGAAGTGGTAAGACCCAGACACTATTAAGTTTGCTTCACAATATGCCGAAAACATTTGAGAAGATAATAATAACAACAAAAAATAAAGATGAACCACTCTATAACTGGTTAGAAGATAAGTTTGAGAAAGACCCTAATTTTGAGATGCGAGAAATAGATAAAGATGGATTACCAGATTTAGATAAGTTTGATAAGGAGCAAAATAATTTATTGGTAATGGACGATTTAGTAGGTGAGAAAAACCAGAAACCTATGGAGCAGTTCTTTTTAAGAGCAAGAAAAAAAGGTTGTAGTTTGGTATATATTACTCAATCCTATTATGCTGTTCCCAGAATGATAAGAAGTAATTTAACTTATTTAATTATTAAACAAGTATCCAGTATGAAAAATCTAACTATGATAATGCGAGAATATGATTTAGGTATTGATAGAACACAATTAATAGATATGTATAAACAGGCAACAGAACAGAAGGCAGGTTTTTTAATGATAGATTTGGAAGGTGATGAAGGCAAGAAGTTTAGAAAGGATTTTGATGGTTATTTTGATGTAGAGGAATTGGAGAAATAATAGGTAAAACCCAGAACTGATTTTTGGTAATTTAAGGATAAATATGTAGTTTTATTTTTAGATTTAACGATTTTTATATAATTTTTATCTGTATATACTATATAAAGATGAACTCATCAGCAGGATACGGAGGACTACTTATACGAAATCTGCGAAAACCGACGGATTATGCGAAAGCAACTATGACCCAAGACCAATTGCTTAAGATTGCTGTAGCGAACGATGCTAATATAGCAAAAGCAAGACAAGAGGTTCGTTTAGGCGTTCCACCACCAGTTCCACCTGCTAATTTAAAAACAGCAGAAGAGAACGCATTAGATTTAGGAAAACAAGAAAGCGATGCTGTAAGAAATGTATTAGATTTAGGATTTACTTATGATGAAAGTGCGAGAATTGTAGCATCATTATCAGCAGACGAAATGTTTAAACTTAATCGTTCTTATCCCAGTATTAAAGCGGACTTTGCGACCAATTATGATGTTAAACTTATTACCCCTACTTTCTTTGTTGATTACTTACAGAAGTTCTTTGAAGAATTAGATGCCTCCAAAGGTGTAAGTAGTGGTTATGGTTTAGGATACATACGAGATAAGTTTGATGAATTAATTGATACTTCTAATGAGTTGAGAGCAGTTATTCCTACAAAAGACCAGATACGAGGACTACAAGATGTTATGGAACAATCTTTTACAGATTTACCTGCTATTATCGTTGAACCTATTATGGAGCGATTGGAAATACTTAATGCCCTATTACCTGATGGTGCTGTATATCAAAAATTAGATGATATACAAAGAGAAGACCAAGCATTAGCATATAGATTAAATCAAGAACTACAAAATGCTCTACAAGGATTACCAAGCAGAGAACAAGTTGAAAGGGTATTGATGGATTTAGCAGATAGTAGAGTTTCTAATGGTGATGCTCTACAACGCATAGAATTAATTGTAAATGATATGGATACAGCACAGACCCAGCAACTTCAACAGATTATCGGTTTGATTAATCAACAGACAGCAGAAATTAGGGAAGGAAAGTATGTAGAAGGTGATGTAATAGCAGTTGCTAATGTTGATGTAGATGGAGAACTTATACCATTTGGTATTTTGAGTTTGGATAGAAAAACGATTGTTATGATTACTTCTACTGGTGAAAAGGTTAAGATGAACGCAGGTAGTTTGAATGACTTTAATAGAATGAAACAAGCAGAAACAGGTGTAAATCCTAAACTAACATATAGTAAATTGCGTAGTGATATTTTAACGAATAGCGACCCTGCTTTAGTTAGTGCTGTTAATGCCGACCAATTTGCTACTGCGGAGCATTCTTTTGAAAAATTAAGCGATATAACAGGTATGACTGGAATGACGAGTAAAGAAGATAGAAGTATTGAGAGTGGTATGAAAAAGGGAGCAGAACCCAGAATAGATGGTAAAGGTTTGGTAAAAAGTAAGAAAATACCCAAAGTTAAAATACCAAAGGTTAAGGTAGGTGTAGGAATTGCTAATAAAAAAGAACCACCATATCGTCAGTTAGGAAAGTATGTAATCCACTGGAAACAACTAAACGATAATGATATGTTGAATGTTAAATATAAATCTCTGGGAAGAATACCACAATTTAAACCCATTCCTGTAAGTGATGTATTTAAGGAGTATTTGATAGATGTAATGAATGGTGGTAAGCATAATCAACGCCATTATGAAAACATACCAGTTGAAGAAAGAAAGATTTGGGAAAAAATAGTTAATGGTGCTGGTTTAGCAGAACATCTAAAAATTAAGAAGACAATTAGCGATGATGATAATGATGATATGGAACGATTTGAAATGTTGAAGGGACAATATTTAGCAGGAAATAATAATCCATCTGTTATTAGGGAACTACGCAGATTTGTAGTAAAGTTTTTAAGTGATGGTAGGTTAAAGAGAAATCAAGCATTAGATTTGCTATTAGAATTGAGTGTTTAGGATTAATACAATTTTATTATATTATAAAAATCTCTATATATAATATAATATGCGAACTCTTATTTTAAATCAAGAGAATATAGTGCCTAACACTGCTAATGGTAGATTGGAGTATGTATTCCCTGCTGGTAATGTAAGCATTCAAAAAGGACAGAAATTAGCATTAGCATCATTACAGATGTTTTATTCCACATTCAATATTACTTCTTTAAATAACAATAATGTTTTTACTTATGTATGGATTGATGGAACAGAGCATATTGTAAATATTCCTAATGGGTATTACACAATTGCGACCTTAAATGAGTTCCTACAATTTACTATGATTAACAACACTCATTACCTTATTGATAATGATACTGCTAATAATGTATATTTCTTAACTTTAGGAACTAATGCCTCTACATATAAGGTGGAACTTACTACATTCCAGATGAACGCTACTCTATTCCCTATAGGTGTTGGAGCAGGACAATATGCTTTACCTGCTGGTGCTGGTTGGGTTGTTCCTACTGCTTCTATTCTTCCTATGTTTAAAATACCTGCTACAGCATTTAGAGATGTTATAGGTTTTGTTAATGCTGGATATTACCCTCAAGGTGCTACAGGTAATTATAATATTGCTACTATTGCTGGTGTTCCTCCAGCACAGACCCAGACCCCAGCATACTCAAGTAATTTAGTATTTGCGAGTGATAAAGTGCCTCAAGTATCTCCACTATCAAGTTATTTAGTAAAATGTAATTTGATTAACAATAACTATGCTGTTCCTAATGATTTACTATATAGTTTTAGTCCTCAATCAGCATTCGGCGACCAATTTACTATTGCTCCTAACCAGTTGATTTTTATTAACATTCAAGAAGGACAATATAACAAGTTTGTAGTAGAGTTTGCCGACCAGAATAATAGACCAGTTGCTATTGAAGACCCTAACTTTGTAATCTTACTTATCATTAGTGATGCTGGAGAATTAACATCATTTTAGGAATAATTATAAAATATAATATCTTTATATAGTATATAAAATGCCCTACATTCATAAACTTAACAAAAGTTTTGGTAGTTCCAGATGTATCACAAGACCTATGGGAAAAATTAATCCAACTGCTCGTAATCATAAGAGAGTTTTAGGAAGTGGTTTAAAAGATGAAGTATATGAAGAAGGAAGATTACAAAAGGCAACTGATACATTAAGAAATCTTAAATTATCTAAACCCAGATTACCTAAAAAGTATATAACATTTGATTAAGGGATTAAGGGATTGTTTAGCGAAAAGTATAGGAATAACATATGATTTTATTTTCTAATCATATATTATAAATATGGATAATCTCGTCTTTGAAGAAAGCATCAACGCCGAAGTTTCTACAAGTGAGTTCGTAGATAAGCAGTGGTTATATGTTAATGATAATAACAACTCGTCTTACTCGTCCCAGATTGTTTTAGACACAACCCCACTCGCTAATGCTGGTGGTTATATTGGGTGGATGGAAAGTTTCCTTACCATTCCTCTCGTCCTACAAGTAGAAAGTGGTGCTATTACCACCGCTACTGCTCCTGAATTAGACTGGTTTTTAGGTATGAAAAACGGATATTGGAATATCCTTCATTCCCTTACCTGTGAGTTCAACAACGGCAACATTATTCAACAAGTTCCTTTTCTTAATGTTTTTTGTTCTTTCAAAGCACTTACGAGTTGGTGCGATGCCGATATTGAAAATTGGGGTGCTGTCTGCGGTTTTGCTCCTGATACTGCGAGAAGTTGGGTTTATAATAACAGAGCAACTGCTTCCCCTAATCTTAACACTATGAGTGGAAACGGAACTGGTGTATCTAACAATCGTCTATGTAAGGTTGTTGATATTACCTCTACTGCTACTTCTACCTTTACAGGCACTCCTTCTGCCGACCCTATTGTTGCTCCCTATACACCTGTAGGTTCTGTTGCTACATCTGTTTTCAACATTAACGACTATACCTGTTGTATTAAGGGAAGCGACGACCAGACCTGCTGGACTAACGAAGGTCTTAAAAAGCGTATTGAATATCTTAACTTTACTACCACATCTAATACAGGCACATCACTCGCAGAGCAAGGTGCTAATAAGGTTGCTCTCGTAGGAAGCGACCAGACCTCCGCTGAAGGTGTTTATAACGCTATTTTCCAATCTTACATTAAACGCCAAGCAGGATACAGAGCAATTGTCTTTGACGCTGTTGTTCGTATGAAAGATGTTGCTGATTTCTTTAACAAGTGTCCTCTACTTAAGGGTTCTACTATGCGTCTATATCTTAACACTAATCAAGTATTCCTCGCTGGTTCATCTCTTTCTGCTGTTGTTCCTGCTGGTTCTGCCCTAACTGACGCAGCAGAGATGGGTTTAACTGCTCCACCAGTAATTTTGGGTGGTGGCGGAACTTGCCCTGTTATGCTCTCATCTGGAGATATAGGACAGGGCGGACAACCTCTCGCTCCTCCTGTTGTAGCATTAGGCGACCCTGTTGATTGGAAGGTTGGTCTTTCTATTGTTCGCACACAATTCTCCCAACTCGCTACTACTATTACTGCTCCTATTACCAGTTGCCGTTTGTATGCTCCCTGTTATACTATGTCCCCTATTGCCGAGCAACGCTACTTATCACTTACACCTACAAAGAAGGTTTCTTACAACGACATCTTCCAGTATTCTTTTGATAATATCGCATCTGGAAGTCCTTTCAATTTGTTAGTCAGTAATGGTATTCCTAACATTCGTTCAGTATTGGTTGTTCCTCTTTTAGCACAAGCACAAAATGGTCTTCAATCTACTATGACTGGTGCTACTGCTAATAGAACACTTACTACTTCTAACACTCTTCTTTCACCTTTCTCTACTACAGGTGGAACACCAGACCCTATTGCTATTGGAAACTTCAACATACAGATTAGCGGAAAAAATCTTTTCATTAATAATTTGGAATATAATTACGAAGCATTTGTAGAGCAATTGGTTTCATCTAATCAACTTAACGGCAGTCTTACAACCTCTTTGGGAAGCGGACAGATTAGTTATGAAGATTTCCAATCTCTATATAAATACTACTATGGTAATACATCTCGTTCTATCCCAAGTGAAGATGGTGTTGCTAAAGCAGTTCAACTTCTCGGCACTAACCGCTCTCCTGTTCCCATCTCACTTATGGTGTTCGTTGAGTTTGAACGAGAAATTACTATTGATGTAAGAACTGGAGCAAGAGTTATGTAAATAAATATAACAGAATAAAAAAGAATATTTTAGAAAAACCTAAACTGGATAAAAGGTAAGAACTTTTTAAAAATATTATTTAGTAAATTATTATCTTACTATATAATATAAATATGGTTAGTGAAGTTCCCTGTATGCTCTCAACAGCACAAGTGCGAAGTTTAAAAAATGGTGGTGCGATTAACATTAAACCACATATGATACGAGATGAAGGAAAACACCTCCTTCATTTAGCAGAACCAACCATTAAAAAGTTGATGTCTGCGTTAAAGAGAAATAAAGGTATGCGTATTGATTTAGGCAAAGAAGGTGAAGGTTTCTCATTTAAGTCTTTAGCAAAAGGAGCAGAAAAAGCACTTAAAACTAAAGCAGGAAAAATGGCGGTTAAATCCCTGATTGATAAGGGAACAGATGTAGCAAAAGAAGCAGGTTTAAGTGATGACCTTATTGATGCTGTAAAAACCGAAGTAAAAAAGAAAGGAAGAGGCAGACCTCGTAAGCAAGGTGCTAAAGATAGAGAAGATGAAAAACTCGCTATGGAAATACACAATCTTAAGAAAGGTGGAAATATTTTTAAGGATATTAGCAGAGGATTTAAGAAGGCAACTAAATCTGTCGGTGATTTTGTAGAAAAGGATATTATTAAACCTGTTGATAAAGCAGTAATAAAACCTGTCGGTAGAGCAGTTAAAAAAGGTGCGAAAGCAATAGATAAAGAGTTCTCCAGAGGTTCAACTTTGGATAAGATTTATCGTAGTGATACTGCTAAACAGATTGGTAAAACAGCACTTCGTCAAGGTGGTAAGTTTGCTGGTGAAGCAATTGGGGCATATCTGGGAGGTCCTGAAGGTGCTATGATTGGTGAGGAATTGGGTTCTAAATTAGGTAATGTTGGAGCAGACCAGATTGGTATTAAGAATAAGGACAGAGTTAAACAATTAGGTCGTTCATCATTAAGGGAAGGAAAGAAATTAGCAACAGACCAACTTTCACAGATGATAGATAGTTCTGGTTTAAGTAGTGAGGAACAAGCATTAGCACATATGGCGTTGGAAGGTAATGTTGATGGTGTTAAGCAAGGAGCATTAGGATACGCAAAATCTAAACTCGGTATGGGTATGCGTTCTAACTCTCGTCGTATGATTTTACCTGCGAGTGATGCTTCTACCTTCAGTCCATACGCAAGGGTTAATTCGGCACAGATGACCCCATATATCCACTCATCTCCACAATTAGCAAGACCTATTATTAGAGGTTCTGGTGTTGTTAGTGATGGATTAAATGATGTTGCTAAATTAGCAGGTATGTTCGGTTTAGGAATGGAAGGTGGTAGTATTTATCCAGCAGGACATTCAGTTCATACTATAGGACAAGGTGTTATTACTGATGGATTAAATGATGTAGCAAAAGTTGCTGGTATGTTCGGTTTAGGACAAGGCAGAAAAGATAGAGAAGACGAGCGTTTAGCGATGGAAATACACAATCTTAAAAGGAGAGGTAGAGGTATTAATCCTGCTGGTATGGGAATAAACCCTGCTGGTATGGGAATTAATCCTGCTGGTTATTCCAGCGGTGGTGCTATTTATAATCCTGATAATGACCCTATGATTGATAGACAAAATCGTCGTATTAGAGCAACTATGAATAGAATGCGAGGCAAAGGCATATACCCAGCAGGACAAGGATTTAATCCTGCTTAAATATAAGAATGCTGGATAGTGATGGTAATTGTATATCTGTTATTGAAGAACTTTTAGGAGAAAAGAAACCTGCGAGAAGTTGTTGGGAAAAATATGTATGTTGTTGTTTATTTAGGAAAAAGGTTAGATTTGAAAATTAATTAGATATTGCGTTTATTTAGGCGATATTTAAATATTTAGTAAATATATAAGATGAAAAGCGAAAATCTTAAAAAGTGCCGAGAACTCAAGAATGAACGCCTACAATTAGGTTTAGCGAATGAATACCATTATGATAATGATGTTAAAGAATGTTTTGAAGATTTTGGAGATATAAAACATACTGAAGGAAGATTTGATTATTTTGACTGGGAATGCGATGATGCTGTATTTGAGTTGAAAGCAAGAATGAATAAGAAATATGCTTATTCTACAACACTAATGGGTTATGATAAAGTTGTTAAGGGATTAGAACATATCAAGAATGGAAAGCAAGTATTTTTTATGTTTGCTTTTTTGGATACAGGATTATGCTACTGGGAACTAACACCACAATCATTAAAAGATTTAGAAGTAAAAGTTGATGGTTGTTATATTAGACAACAGAGAAAAGAACACCTACATATTCCAGTAAAAAGATGTATAGACATTTGCGATAGACAACCTATAACGAATGATAAATATACACAATTAAAAAAGAAGTATGATTTAGTGAAAAAGGATTTAAAGTAATTTTTGTATATAATTTTGAGGAGGCGAATATAATATAAATGTTATATGTTTATATTATATAATGGCGTTGTCTAACTATGATATTTTAGAAATGGGTAGGCAGATGGATTTAAATATCGTTGGTGTATTTAGTAAAGATAGATTACCAAAGGATTATCAAGTAGGTTCTTATTACATCAATTTAGAAAATAGCAACGAAGGTAATGGAACACACTGGGCGTATGCTGAAATATTTGATGATGGTAAAGCAATTTATTTTGACCCATTTGGAACTTTAGCACCAATAGAAGTAAAGGATTTTTTAAAACCTTTTAGACCATACCCTACAAGCAATAGACATATACAGGATAATAACAGCGATAAATGCGGATACTTCTGTTTAAGTTGCGATGTATTTTTTACCTACGACACCAAAGCGAAAAAATCATTAGCAGAAAATTATGATGACTTCCTTAATATGTTCTCAATAAATAAAGAACTAAACGATAAAATCGTAATGGAGTATTTGAAAGGAAAATAAGATAATACAATATTTACGAAAAAGGACTTAAAATAATATCTCAATATAGTATATATAGAAATGAGTGAAGAAATTATGAGTGGTTCTCCACCTAAATATTATGGTGAGAGTGCTAAAAAAGCAATCTATAAACATAGAGAGGCGAACAGAGATGATTATAATGAACGACAAAGAAAATATTACAGCGATAAGAGTTTAGATGCTGACTGGAAAGAAAAGTTTAATGAAAGATGTAAAGAAGCGAACCGCAAGTATAGAGAAAAGAAAAGGTTAAGTGTTCCACCAAGACCCAGAGGAAGACCAAGAAAAGAAACTATCTAATGTTATATATATAATGCCTTATAAGATTAGAAAATTGCCTAACCAGAATAGGTATAGAATTACCAACGCCCATAATGGTAAGGTAGTAGCAAAATCAACAACGAAAGATAAAGCAGAAAAGATGTTAAGATTGTTGGGTATGTTGTATGCGAAAGAAAAACGAGGAGGTGAATTATTTAGCGAGTTTAGTGATGATGAAATGTAAAAAATTGATTTAAAAATTGATTTGATTTCTATATCAATAATAGTTAATATATTTAGGCGTTTTGATTTAATTTTGATTTTAATATAAAATTGAAGTATTTATTAGATAATATATTATTTAGTATAAAATTGATTTAAAGAAATTATATTATATAGTATATATATATAGGATGCCGAGAAGGACTTTTACGAGATTAAGAGGTTTAGTAAATAACAGACGCAGGTTATTAGACTTTGTTGGTTATAACTCCATACGCACTTTTAGACGAGAAAATGCTGGGTATAATACTAATGACCGAGCATACCGAGCGATTTTAGGATTATATAACGAGCAGGTTGATTTACTGGAAAATCAAGAACGCCAACGCCAACGAGTAATACAACAACAGCAAAGGAATACAAGAACTTTGACTACAGGTATTATGAGGCAAGTGCGTAATCAGTTAAGGACACCATCACAGGCAGAACAATCTGTAAATGTAGATTACAACGCCTTACAGGATATTAACCCATTACTGAATAGATTGATGCCGACTTTACAGAGCAATAATCGTAAGATGTATATGAAAGCAGGACAGCGTATTTATATGTTGAACGCCAGAACTATACCCAGATTAGAGCAGATATTATCACCCCAATATGTTATAGAAGAACCTGATAGTGCTACTGAATTACTGACTGCTATTATTGAAACTGGAGATTTTGATTTAGTATTATTACCAGAAGGCAACCAACAAGTAGAGGGTGGTTTATTTCCATACAATCATACTTTAGATAAGGTTGATTTGAAAAGGTATGCTATATTTCATAAAGATACTGAATGGGGAGATGAACGCAACGACCATAACTGCCTAATCACAGCATTAAAATCTGCTGGAATAGATACAGGAGGAGTTGAGGAGTTTGTAAAAAATCAGTTCATACCACAAAAATATTTAAATAAAATAGCAGGTATTATCAAGCGATATATTATAGTAAAACCTTTATATACAGACAAGGGTAAAAATTGTTTGAGAAAATACGGAGATGAAAAAGATGAACCATTACATATAGGACTTATTAAATCACATTACTTTATAATTGAGGAAACTAATTATACTGCTTATGCTATTAGAAATTACTTTGATATACACCATTTAGAAAAATGGAATGAGATAAAAGAAAAGCACGGCAAGGGTTATAAATATAATGGAAACAAAATAGATAGTCATAAACTAATCGCATTACTATTAGAAAAAGAACCAACACATTTAAAGACCTTTGAGGGTTTGGAAATATATAAAATGAATAACTATAAAAAGTATGAGGAGGATATTTATACATCATTAGAGTTTGATAATTCACTACACTATTACGAGTTTGATAAAAAGTTAGGAGAATTAATAGAGCATAATGAGAATGGTTGTTTAGAAAAGAATGAACCGAAAGTAGCAAGTAAAAAACGAAAAGTTTTAGGTATTGATTACTTTGATTTTGAAACATCAACTAAACGCAAAGATGGAATACAGGTAAATCATAAACCTTACTTATGTTGTAGTAGTGAATTGAACGGAGGGTTTATAGGAGAAAACTGCGGTAGAGAACTATTAGATTATTATACAGATAAGTATGGAATACCGATAGAGGATTACCCAGACCCTAATGACTGCCGACCTGTATTTATAATTATAGCACACAATAGCGGTTATGACTTTAGGTTTATAATGGAACATTTCCATACTATTACATCAATAGAAAAAGGAACAGGTTTAATGGTGGCGACCTGCGAGTATTATTATAATAAAAAGAATAGAATAACAAAGCAGAATACCTGTAAGAAATTATGTTTTGAAATTAGAGATAGTTTGAAAATGATTAATATGCCGTTATGTAAGTTCGGTAAAACATTTGGATTAAAAATACAAAAAGAAATATTACCTTATGACCTTTACACAGAGGAGAATATTGAAAAGAAATATATTGATGTAAAAGAATGTTTAGAGTTTATTAGCGAAAAAGATGAAAAAGAATATTTACAGAATGTTAAGAAATGGGACTGCTTTTATGACGGCAATAAAAAGATAAACATTATAAAATACTCTTATGAATACTGCCGAATGGATTGTAATGTTTTGAAAGCAGGATACGAAAAGTTTAGAGAACTCTGCGATATAGCAATCGGTTTAGATATATTAGAACATATATCATTAGCAAGTATAGCGAATGAGTATTTAGTTCAAGCAGGTTGTTATGATGATGTTTTAAAAATAGCAGGAATACCCAGAGCGTTTATACAGAAATGTATAGTAGGAGGTAGAACTATGACCGCAGAGAATAAGAAATATAATATACAGGATAAACAATTAGCGGACTTTGATGCTGTAAGTTTATACCCAAGCGGTATGGCGAGAATGAAAGGGTTTTTGAGAGGCGAACCAAAAATCATAAGAAAGTTTGAACCAGAAAAATATGATGGGTATTTCATCTGTATTAGGATTACAAAAATAGGAAAGCATCTCAAGTTTCCATTAGCGAGTTATGTAAATGAAAAAGGTGTAAGAATGTTTAGTAATGAATTAGAGGGTAGAATATTATACATAGACCGAGTAGGGTTAGAGGATTTGATAAATTACCAACAAGTAGAATATGATTTTATAAATGGATACTATTATGATGAGGGACACAACAATAAAATAAAAGAAACAATACAACTGCTATTTAGAGAACGATTGAAATATAAAGCGGTAGGAAATCCACTCCAATTAGTATTTAAGGAATGTATGAATAGTAGTTATGGAAAGTCATATTTGAAACCTATAGACAGCGATAATAAATATGTAAGAAATGATGAATGGGTATGGTTTGTAAATAGACATTTCAATATGATAAAACAAGCAACACCATTAGCGAACGGAAAAGGTTATAAAGTAAATCTGTTGAAACCTGTAAATAGACATTTCAATAACGCACAGGTAGGAGTAGAAATATTAAGTATAACAAAAAGAATTATGAATGAGGTGATGGTATTAGCAGAGGATTTGAAATTAGACATCTATTATCAAGACACCGATAGTATCCATATACAAGATAAAGATATAGAAATATTAGAAAAGGAATATAATACAAAATACTCCAGAGAACTCATAGGGAAACAGATGGGACAATTTCATACTGATTTTGACCTTAAGGGTTCAGTTGGAGATATAGTAGCAACCAAGAGTATATTTCTGGGTAAGAAAGCATATATAGATAAACTGAAAGGTAAGGACAAAGATGGTAATGTTATATATGATTATCATATAAGAATGAAAGGAGTTCCAGAAAACTCCATAAGATATAAAGCGGATACAGAATACGATGGAGATGTATTCCAGATATATCAAGACCTATATGATGGAAAAGAAATAACATTTGATTTATTAGCAGTAAAACCCAAGTTTGATTTGAAACGAGATATGACGAT